GAGCTTATTAGGTTTAACCAGTGTGCAAAGCTTTATTCGACTGGTTATATGATTAATCCTGCTAGTCCTATGTTTGGTCTATGTGGAGATATTATTTCGATTGATTCTTATGTTCTTCGGAATCAGGAGTCTTTTGTAAAGCCTTCACCTCCTTCTTCAGAACCTTAGTAAATATCTTTTTGAATATCTTCTTTAAGTAATTAACAACAGTTTGAGTAGCCATACCACCAGCTACTGTTATTAAAGAAGCAGTACCAGCCGCTACAACACTGGTAGTAATAACCTCTGGAGTGGGTATAGCCATTTCCATTCCCAGAAGAGGTATAGTGAATGTACTTAAGACTTCTTCAGATGGTACGGTTTCTATGGGTGTTGGCAGGGGGGTCTGTACTTGGGGTGTTTTTACTTTCGGTCCTATTTCCTTTGAATTTGAATTATCTTCTGATTCTT